CATTATCAGAACCAGATTTATTTAAAAATTTTAAGACCGATATAAAAGAGAAATTAAATTTTACGCCTCTACAAGGTCTTAAATCGTTTAGTGAAATAGATGATGAACATCCTGCAAAACAATATTTAATAAAAAGAAAAATACCTGAACAATATTTTTCTAAGTTATTTTTGTGCAATAAGTTTCAAGCTTATGTTAATAAATTAAAACCAGGAACATTTGATAAACAATCTGAAAAGTATGAGCATCCAAGATTAATTATTCCTTTTTATGATACGGATGAAGAAGTTTTTGCTTTACAAGGAAGAGCATTTGGTAATGAACAACCAAAATATCTCACTTTAAAGTTGTATGAAAATAAACAAAAAATATTTGGATTAGAAAGAATAAATTTACAAAAAACTATATACATAGTAGAGGGTCCTTTAGATAGTTTATTTTTAGATAATTGTATTGCAGCAGCAGGTGCTGATATACACTTACCTACTGAAACAAAGGACGTTGTATTTGTATTTGATAATGAACCAAGAAACAGACAGATAATAGATAAGATGTATAAATTAATAGATGATAATTACAGTATGGTAATTTGGCCTGAAGGAATGAAAGAAAAAGATATAAATGAAATGATACTTAATGGTAAAAGTAAAAAACAAATACAGCAAATCATAACCGATAATACCTGTTCAGGTTTATCAGCAATCACCAAATTAAATTCTTATAAACGTTGTTAAGGAAAATTTATGTCACAAAATGAATCTATACAAGTCAAAAAACGTAACGGTAGAGGTAACGAACCTTTAAACATTGAAAAAATCCACGATATGATGGAGTATGCTTGTGAAGATATTTCAGGAGTATCATCATCACAAGTTGAAATGAATAGTGGATTACAATTTTACGATGGTATTAGTACAGATGAAATTCAACAAATATTAATCAAATCAGCTTCTGATTTAATTTCTTTAGAAAATCCTAATTACACTTATGTGGCATCCAGATTATTACTTTATAGTTTAAGAAAACAAGTTATAGGAAAACTTTGGGATCATCCACACATTTATGACCACGTAAAAAAATGTGTAGATAAAGCATTATATGATGATAACATATTACAAGACTATGACAAAAGAGATTTTGATAGAATGGAGAACTGGTTAAACCACGAAAGAGATTATACATTTACATATGCTGGTTTAAGACAAGTGATTGACAAGTATCTAGTACAAGATAGAAGCACAGGAGATATATTTGAAACACCACAATTTATGTATATGATGATTGCTGCTACACTATTTTCAAAATATCCAAAACAAACAAGAATGACTTATGTTAAAAAATATTATGATGCTATTTCAACATTTAAAATTAACATTCCAACACCTGTTATGGCGGGTGTTAGAACTCCTATGCGGCAGTATGCTAGTTGTGTACTTGTTGATGTTGACGATACTTTACCTTCCATTTTTAGTAGTGATATGGCAATAGGAAGATATGTTGCACAAAGAGCAGGTATTGGTATTAACGCAGGCCGTATTAGAGGTATTAATAGTAGAATAAGAGGTGGAGAAGTACAACATACAGGTGTTATTCCTTTTCTTAAAAAGTTTGAAGCAACAGTTAAGTGTTGTACTCAAAACGGAGTTAGAGGAGGGTCGGCAACTGTTCACTTCCCTATTTGGCACCAAGAGATAGAAGATATTATTGTTCTTAAAAACAATAAAGGTAGTGAAGATAATAGAGTTAGAAAACTTGATTACTCAATTCAATTATCAAAATTGTTTTATGAAAGATTTATTAATGGAGAAGATATTACTTTATTTTCACCACACGAAGTACCTGAACTTTACAAAGCTTGGGGTACGGAAGAATTTGATGAATTATATAAAGCAGCTGAAAGAAAAACGAGTGTAAAGAAAAAGAAAGTAAATGCTCAAGAATTATTTTTTGACATACTAAAAGAAAGAGCAGAAACAGGTCGTATCTATATTATGAATATAGATCATTGTAATACACACTCTAGTTTCAAAGATAGAGTTTATATGTCAAATCTTTGCCAAGAGATTACTTTACCAACTGATCCTATAGATCACATTGATGGTGAAGGTGAGATAGCATTATGTATTCTATCAGCAATTAATGTAGGTAAGATTAATAGAAGATATGAATTAGAACCTTTATGTGATTTAGCAGTAAGAGCTTTAGAAGAAATCATAGATCATCAAAACTATCCTATTAAAGCTGCTGAAGTATCTACAAAGGCAAGAAGAAGTTTAGGTATTGGTTATATTGGCCTTGCACACTATCTTGCTAAAAAAGGTTACAAGTATGATCAGAAACTTGCGTGGAGACAAGTTGATAAACTTACAGAAGCATTTCAATATTATTTACTTAAAACAAGTAATCAATTAGCAAAAGAAAAAGGTAAATGTGAATATTTTGATAAAACAAAGTATGCAGACGGTATTTTACCTATTGATACTTACAAAAAAGATGTAGATGAACTAGTAAATAGAGAATTGACTTTTGATTGGGAATGGCTAAGAAAAGAAATAAAAGAACACGGTTTAAGACACAGTACACTTTCTGCTCAAATGCCAAGTGAATCTTCGTCTGTAGTTTCAAATGCAACTAATGGTATTGAACCGCCAAGAGATTATCTAAGTATAAAAAAATCTAAGAAAGGTCCTTTAAAACAAGTTGTACCTGAATATAATAAATTAAAAAATAATTATACATTACTTTGGGATATGAAAGGGAACGAAGGATATATAAATATCGTTGCAGTAATGCAAAAGTATTTTGACCAAGCAATATCAGGTAATTGGTCATATAATCCTGAAAATTATGAAGACAATCAGGTGCCTGTATCAGTTATGGCACAAGATTTATTGACTACTTACAAATACGGGTGGAAGACTTCTTATTATCAAAACACATATGATGGTAAATCTGACATAGATCAACCAGCACATCCTGTGGGATTCCACGACAATGTGCCAGAGGAAGACAAACAACAACCACAAGAGGACGAGGCTTGCGAGTCTTGTACAATTTAAATGGAAAATAGTATATTAATTCATAAACATTTAATTATTCGTGCTGAGTGTACTAACCCACCTAAAGATGTTGATGCTTTAAAAACTTGGATGGAAGAGTTTATAAAGTTTATTAATATGAAAGTAATGTTAGGACCTTATGTTGCTTACTGTGATAAACCAGGTAATAGAGGTATAACTGCTATTTCAGTTATAGAAACAAGTCATATTGCTATGCACGTTTGGGATGAACCTAATCCTGCATTAATGCAATTAGACATATATAGTTGTTCAGAATTTAATCCATATCTTATTGCAGATAAATTAAAAAAAGATTTTGCTATAAGTAAGTTAGATTATAAGTTTTTAAATAGAGAAACAGGACTTAAACCAATAATATTAAACAAACAATACGTAGTATAATGAAAAGTGTATTTAATAAAGATAAAGGATTAGACTCAACAAAACAGTTAATGTTTTTTGGTCCTGATTTAGCAGTACAAAGATATGATAATATGAAGTATCCTATTTTTGATAAACTAAATCAACAACAGTTAGGTTTCTTTTGGAGACCTGAAGAAGTATCTTTACAAAAAGACAGAAATGATTATGCCGAGTTACGACCTGAACAAAAGTTTATTTTTACTTCTAATTTAAAATATCAAACTATGTTAGATAGTGTGCAAGGTAGAGGCCCTTGTCTTGCGTTTTTACCTTTTTGTAGTTTACCTGAATTAGAAGGTTGTATTGTAACTTGGGACTTTATTGAAACAATACACAGTAGAAGTTATACTTACATCATTAAAAACCTATATCCAGATCCAAGTGAAGTTTTTGATACAATTATACAAGATGAAAAAATAGAAAGACGTGCTAAGTCTGTAACGCAAACTTATGATGATTTAATTGCAATGGGTTATCAATGGACACTTACACCAGATAAAGTTGACTTGTATGAATTAAAGAAAAAAATGTATAAGGCTATGGTAACTGTAAACATACTTGAAGGTTTAAGATTTTATGTATCATTTGCTTGTTCGTTTGCGTTTGGTGAATTAAAGTTATTAGAAGGTTCAGCAAAGATTATATCTTTTATTGCTAGAGACGAAAGTCAACACTTGGCGATGTCACAAAGAATTATTAATAACTGGAGAGATTATGAAAAAGATAAAGATATGCTTAAGATCATAAAAGAATGTGAAGATGAAGTTTATAAAATGTATGATGAAGCAGTTGGTGAAGAAAAAAGATGGGCGACATATTTGTTTAGTAAAGGTTCTATGATAGGTCTATCTGAAAAATTATTACATCAATTTGTAGAGTATATGGCAAATAGAAGAATGAAAGCAATAGGATTAAAAACAGTATATGAACAGAAGTCAAATCCTTTACCTTGGGTCGATCATTGGTTAAATAGTAAAGGACTTCAAAATGCACCACAAGAAACAGAAATAGAGTCATATGTAATTGGCGGTGTTAAACAAGACGTTAAAAAAGATCAATTTAAGAAATTTAAACTATAATGTTAGAAAAAGCTAAAAAACATTGTCCTCAATGTCAGACTAAATATACCATACAATGGGATTTAGAAGAGCAAGATTTAGAACCTCTTACTTGTCCATTTTGTGGTTATGAGGTAGACCTAGAGGATTATGAAGAAGACACAGATACAAAAACAGCCTACGATCAGGCTGATGACGATAGTTGGAATTGATTATAGTTTAAGTAGTCCAGCCGTATGTATATGTACGGGTGAATTTAAGTTTGAAAATTGTAAGATATATTATTTAACAAATGTGAAAAAGTATGAAGGTGATTATTTAAAAGGACAACTTAATGGCAGACTACATCTACCCTATACCTCCGAGACACAGCGACACGATCAGATTTCCGATTGGGCGTGTTCTCTTATTAACAATATTACTGATAATATTTTTATAGAAGGTTATAGTTTTGGTAGTAAAGGACTTGTATTTAATTTAGCAGAGAATATGGGAACTTTAAAACATAAACTTTATAAATCAAATAAAAATTTTAAACAAATAGTTCCTGGTCAAATTAAAAAAATTGCAACAGGTAAAGGCAATGCAGATAAACTAAAAATGTATGAACAATTTAAAATTGATACAGGTTTAGATTTAGTAAAAGAGTTTGAACAAACTAAACTTAATAATCCTGTTACAGACATTATAGA